CAGCCTTGGAGAAGGTGAACGTGCCAGCATTATGGAAATGGCACAAGCCTATCAAGACTCGGTAACACGGGAAAAAGGGCAAGTGTCCTTTATGGAGTTCGTAAAAGTCATGTGGCCTGGATTTATTCTAGGACGCCATCATAAAGTCATGGCTAAAAAATTTGAGGAGATTGCCAATGGAAAAACTAAGCGTCTTATTATTAATATGCCTCCCCGCCATACTAAGTCTGAGTTTGCCAGCTACCTACTGCCAGCCTGGTATCTTGGCAAGTTTCCTCATAAAAAAATTATCCAGTGTTCTAACACAGCCGAACTCGCAGTTGGGTTTGGACGGAAAGTTCGTAACTTAGTAGATGGAGATGTCTATGGCAAAATCTTTCCTAACGTGGCTTTGCGACATGATAGTAAAGCTGCTGGTCGTTGGGCTACTAATGCCAACGGTGATTATTTTGCTATCGGTGTTGGGGGTACTGTCACTGGTAAGGGAGCAGATTTACTCATTATTGACGATCCTCACTCGGAACAAGAAGCAGCCCTAGCATCCTCGGATCCATCGGTGTACGACAAGATCTTTGAATGGTACGGATCTGGTCCACGGCAACGACTTCAGCCAGGTGGCTCAATCGTAATAGTAATGACCCGCTGGTCAAAACGGGACTTAACGGGCAGAGTACTTCAGTCTATGGTCGAGCGAGACGGGGACGAATGGGAAGTCATTAACCTTCCAGCCATTCTACCTACAGGCAATCCCCTCTGGCCTGAGTTCTGGTCATTAGACGAATTAGAAAAACTTCGCAACGAACTGCCAATTTCCAAATGGTCAGCGCAGTATCAGCAAGATCCAAGCTCAGAAGAAGGCGCCCTAGTCAAACGGGAATGGTGGCAAATCTGGGAAGACGAAAGACCGCCAGCCTGTGACTTTGTAATCCAGTCTTGGGATACCGCTTTTACTAAAAACGAGCGTTCAGACTACTCTGCCTGCACAACTTGGGGGGTTTTTTATAAAAACGAAGATCCCAATGATGCCCACATTATTTTGCTAGACGCACTAAAAGAACGGCTGGAGTTTCCTGAACTTAAGAAACGAGCCATGGAAATGTATACCGAATGGGAACCCGATGCGTTTATTGTGGAAGCAAAAGCCTCTGGTGCTCCCCTTATATTTGAGCTAAGATCCATGGGTATACCAGTACAAGAATTTACACCTACCCGTGGAAATGACAAGATCTCCCGTGTAAACTCTGTAGCAGATATGTTTGCATCAGGTAAAGTATGGGCACCTAGAAAACGGTGGGCAGAAGAGGTTATTGAAGAGATGGCAGCGTTCCCTAATTCAGACCACGATGATTTGGTTGACTCGGCAACACAGGCACTATTACGTTTTAGAAAAGGCGGGTTTATCCGACTACAAAGCGATGAACCAGATGAACAGCGGTACTTTAAGTCTAGACGACCAGTCAGTTATTACTAAGGAAAAATAATGGCAATTGATAAAGCACTCTACGAATTACCCCAAGGTCTTGAGGCAGCCTCTGCCGCCATGGAGCCAATTGAGATCGAGATCGAGGATCCAGAAGCTGTCCGCATTGGCATTGATGGGCTAGAGATTGAGATCAAGCCAGAAGAAGAAACTGCCGATGACTTTGATGCTAACCTAGCCGAATACTTAGATGAAGGTTATTTAACCCAGATGTGCAATGACCTTCTGGGTGATGTAGAAGGTGACGTATCGTCCCGTAAAGAATGGATGCAAACCTATACAGACGGCATCGAGCTGTTAGGCATGAAGATCGAGATCCGTTCTGAACCATGGGAAGGCGCCTGCGGTGTATACCATCCATTGCTTTCCGAAGCCCTAGTTAAGTTCCAAGCCGAAACAGTTATGGAGACTTTGCCTCCAGCTGGTCCAGTCAAGACCGTGGTTGTTGGCAGGGAAACCCCTGAAATTATGGCCTCGGCTGATCGTGTTCAAAAGGACATGAACTACCAAATTACCGAAAAGATGCCAGAGTACCGTCCAGAGCATGAGCGTATGTGTTGGGGACTCGGACTTTCAGGTAACGCTTTTAAGAAAGTTTACTTTGATCCTTCCCTAAACCGCCAAGTATCCCTGTTTGTGCCAGCAGAAGACCTGATTGTTCCGTATGGCGCATCTGACTTACAAAGCGCAGACCGTGTTACCCACGTCATGCGTAAGACTGAAAACGAACTACGCAAGCTGCAGGTCGCAGGATTCTACCGAGACATTGATCTTGGCGATCCAGTCAACTCGTTTGATGATGTAGAAAAGAAAATTGCAGAAAAAATGGGCTTCCAAGCAACAACGGATGACCGCTATAAACTCCTTGAAATTCAAGTTAATCTTGATATTGAAGGTTTTGAAGACACAGATGAAGATGGAAAGACTACTGGAATTGCTCTGCCATACATTGTCACTGTGGAAAAGGGAACGCAGAAGGTATTAGCGATCCGTAGAAACTGGAGACCTGAAGATGAAACAAAACAGAAACGCAATCACTTCGTTCATTACGGCTACGTGCCTGGCTTTGGCTTTTATTGTTTTGGCCTTATTCATCTTGTGGGCGCCTTTGCAAAGTCTGGAACGTCTATTATTCGGCAGCTGGTCGATGCTGGAACGCTTTCAAACTTGCCAGGTGGCTTTAAGTCCCGTGGACTGCGCATCAAAGGCGATGACACCCCAATCAGCCCTGGAGAGTTCCGAGACGTTGATGTCCCAAGTGGAGTCCTCAAAGACAACATTCTGCCATTACCGTATAAGGAACCCTCACAAGTCCTATATAGTCTGCTTGGCACAATTGTAGAAGAAGGGCGCCGATTTGCTTCGGCATCGGATATGAAGATTGCCGACATGTCAGCCAACACCCCAGTTGGCACGACACTGGCTATTCTTGAGCGCACCCTAAAGGTAATGTCGGCTGTTCAAGCCCGTGTTCACTACTCGATGAAGCAGGAACTAAAGCTCTTAAAAGACATTATCCGTGACTACACGCCTGACCAGTACAGCTATACGCCTGACGTTGGCACTCGGTTTGCTAAACAAGAAGACTATGACAACTGTGACGTAATTCCTGTAAGCGACCCAAATGCCGCCACAATGAGCCAGAAAGTGGTTCAGTACCAAGCCGTCCTGCAACTTGCCCAGCAAGCTCCGCAGCTGTACGACTTAGGTCAACTGCACCGCCAGATGCTAGAAGTCTTAGGCATTAAGAACGCCAAGAAGCTGGTCAAGATTGAAGATGATCAGATGCCAGAAGATCCTGTAACGGAGAACATGAACATCTTGAACATGAAGCCAGTCAAGGCGTTCCTCTATCAAGACCATCAGGCGCACATTCAGGTGCATATAAACGCCATGCAAGACCCTAAACTGGCTCAGTTAATTGGTCAAAACCCACAAGCTCAGGCTATTGCTGCAGCTGGAATGGCGCATATTCAACAGCACCTAGCTTTTGAATACCGTAAGCAGATGGAAGACATGATGGGCGTTCCATTGCCTACTGGCGAAGAAGAAAACGAGGAAGCTATTCCACGGGATATGGAACTTCAAATCTCTAGAATGGCTGCACAAGCCTCTGACCAGTTGTTAAATCGCAACAAAACCGAAGTGGCTGCCCAGCAAGCCCAGCAAGCAGCCCAAGATCCAGTTATTCAAATGCAAGCCAAGGAACTTGAACTCAAACAGGCCGAGGAACAAAGAAAGGCGCAGAAAGATCAATCCGATGCAGCTGCCAAAACAGCCCAGCTTGAGATTGAGAAGGAAAGAATTGCTTCACAAGAGCGTATAGCCCAGGCTAGTTTGATGTCCAAACTACAGAAAGACAAGCAAGAGCTAGAACTCAAAGCAATGCAAGCAGTAGCCAATGTTAATAAACCTCAAACAGGGAAAAAATAGTGGATCAAAATTTAGACTTCCTCTTAAGAGAGTACAAAGAACGCATAGACATGCTCCAAAAAGCGGTTTCTGCGGGAAATTGCACCAATTTTGAGGAATATAAGTACGCATGTGGACAAATTCGGGGTCTTGAGTCTGCATGTTTAACCCTTACAGACCTCAAACATAGAATGGAGAACTCGGATGAGTGAAACCACAATTCTGATCGGCTCAAATCCCGATCAGCCGCAAGTGGTAGGCGCAGTAAACATTAGTGCAACAAACGAAGAAAAGGCAAAAGCCCTTCCTGAACCATCTGGATACCGTATTTTGGTAGCTATTCCAGAGCAAGAGAAGGAATATGAAAGCGGAATCATCAAAGCTGATTCTGTTATGCACACGGAAGAGCTACTTTCTACCGTATTCTTCGTAGTTAAGATGGGTCCAGATTGCTACAAAGACGCAACCCGTTTCCCAACTGGCCCATGGTGCAAAGAAGGTGACTTTATTCTAGCCAGACCAAACTCTGGCACACGATTAAAGATCCACGGACGTGAATTTAGGATCATCAATGACGATTCTGTAGAAGGAATTGTTGAAGATCCCCGTGGCATAACCAGAGCATAAGGAGAAAATCATGCCAGATATGGAAATGACGGAATTTAAATTCCCAGATCAAGTTTCTAAAGCGGAACCTGAAGTTGAAGAACTAGAACCCATTGAAATTGAGGTAATAGACGATACAACACCAGAGGACAGGGCTAATGCAGAGCCTATGCCTAGGGAAATTGTTGAAGAACTTGATAACGATGACCTAGAAGCCTTTACTGGGGAAGCAAAGAAGAAGTTGTTGCAGATGAAAAAAGTCTACAACGATGAACGCAGAGCCAAAGACGCTGCTGATAAAGAACGTCAAGAAGCTGTTGATTTTGCTCAAAAAATTATTGAGGAAAACAAACGGCTAAAGACAAAACTATCAGCTGGAGAACAGACTCTTGTAAGCAATTACAAAGAAAACGTTACTCGTGAACTAGAACAGGCTAAACAGGCTTATAAGGACGCTTATAATTCTGGAGACTCTGATCTTTTGGTTGATGCCCAAGAAAAACTGACCGAAATTAAAATGAAGGTTCAGGATTTAGAACGATATCAACCAGAATTTTCACAAGAGGCTTTACAATCTCAAGAAAATGAGGTACAAATACCTCAAACCCAACGTTTGGACTCAAAAACCCAAGCGTGGCTGGACAAAAACAGCTGGTATGGGACTGATGATGATATGAGTTACCTAGCAATGGGTATTCATAGGCGCCTTGAGCGTGAAGGAGTAGCAATAGGCTCTGATCACTATTATGGCGTAATTGACAAAGAAATGCGTCAACGTTTCCCAGAGAAATTTGGGATATCTGAAGAGACCAAATACTCTTCTGAGGTAGAGATCAAACCCTCTACAAAATCTAGTAAGCCGAGCACAGTAGTTGCGCCAGCGACTAGGTCTACCTCTCCAAAAAAAGTCAGACTTACGCCAACGCAGTTACAACTGGCAAAGAAATTCAATCTAACCCCAGAGCAATATGCTCGTGAACTTACAAAACTGGAGTCCCAAAATGGCTGAAAACAGAAAACCTCGTGAAATAGAAACTCGTCAACAAACAGTGCGACCAGAAGCATGGAAACCACCAGAGTTGTTGCCAGAACCAGATAAGCAAGCAGGTTTTGCGTATCGTTGGATCAGGGTATCTACTTTAAACAATGCGGATCCCCGCAATCTCTCTGCCAAACTCAGAGAAGGATGGGAACCCGTTAGGGCTGAGGAACAGCCTAAGTTTCAGTTATTAATCGATCCCAATAGTCGTTTTAAAGACAATATTGAGATTGGTGGCTTGTTGTTATGCAAAACGCCAGATGAATTCGTCCGACAACGTAATGAATATTACAAAATCCAAGGCGATCAACAGATGGAAGCTGTAGATAACACGCTTATGCGTCAAAGTGATCCTCGTATGCCTCTATTTAATGAGAGAAAGATGACAAGTAGCTTTGGCAAAGGAAGTTAATTTTTTTAAATTTTAGGAGATTTAAATGGCTTATCCAACCGTTTCAGCTCCCTACGGCCTACTCGCTGTTAACCGTGTAGATGGCTTGCCATATGCAGGTGCAATTCGTCAGATTCCGATTGCATCCACATATAACACGCCAATTTATTATGGTGATATCGTTCGTATCGCTGCAGGTGGCACAATTCAAAAATCGACTGTAACTGTTGATTCAACTACAGCTGCTGCAAACAACACCGTTGGTGTATTTGTTGGCTGTTCTTTTGTCAATAGCCAAAGTCAACCTGTATCGGGTCAATATTATCAAAGCAACACGGCTAACCAGTCAGCTGTTGCATTTGTAGTTGATGATCCTTTAGCTTTGTTTAAAGTAGCCGTAACACTATCTAATGGTGCTATGTCTTCTGTAAACCAAAGCATTGTAGGTACCAATATGGCAGTTGTACAAGGTAGTGGTTCTAACACCACTGGCGATTCCGCTGTTTCTGTCTTTGCAACTACTGCAGAAGGCAACGCAGCTGCTCTTCCAGTTCGTGTTATTGCTGTTGTTCCTGATACAGCTATCAATGCTACGGCTTTCACCGAAGTATTGGTTAAGATTAACAACCATCAGTACAACGCTGCCGCTGCGTTGAACTACACAGCATAAAGGGGCATTTAAATGGCTATTTCTCGTGCACAACTACTGAAAGAGCTGCTCCCAGGACTGAACGCATTGTTCGGCCTTGAGTATGCTACCTATGGACAAGAACACAAAGAGATTTACGAAACTGAATCTTCTGAGCGTTCTTTTGAAGAAGAGACCAAGTTATCAGGCTTTAGTGCTGCTCCCGTTAAAAACGAGGGCGCACCAATTGCTTATGACAACGGTCAAGAGGCTTGGACAGCTCGTTATACCCACGTAACTATCGCCCAAGGCTTCTCCCTCACGGAAGAGGCAATCGAGGATAACTTGTATGACTCATTGTCAGCTCGTTATACCAAAGGTTTGGCACGTTCCATGGCGTATACCAAGCAAGTTCGTGCTGCTTCTGTATTGAACAACGGCTTCTCCGCTTCCTACCCAGGTGGTGACGGTGTTGCTTTGTTCTCAGCATCACACCCATTGGTTTCTGGCGGTACTAACAGCAACATTCCTTCAACCCCAGCTGACTTGAATGAGACTTCTTTGGAAGCCGCTGTAATTCAAATCTCCCTGTGGACTGATGAGCGTTCGCTGCTTATCGCTGCTAAACCTAAGAAGTTGATCGTTCCTCCTTCACTCCAGTTCGTTGCAACTCGTTTGCTCGAAACTGAACTCCGTGTTGGTACTAACGACAACGACATCAATGCGTTGAAGAACAACGGTTCGATCCCTGGTGGTTATGGTATTAACCACTTCTTGACCGACACCAATGCTTGGTTCTTGACAACTGATGTACCTAACGGCATGAAGCACTTTGTCCGTGTTCCTTTGAGCACTGGCATGGATGGCGACTTTGATACTGGTAACGTCCGTTACAAGTCTCGTGAGCGTTATAGCTTCGGCTGGTCTGATCCACTCGGAATGTACGGTTCCGCTGGAGCCTAATTAGGCTAATAAAAAGGGGAGCCAAAAACTCCCCTTTTTCATTTATTTGTAGTAAGATTACTTAAACTGGGTGAACCGCCTATCAAACTGCCCCAGCAGACGCATACACGATTGATAGGTTGAACTTTGTATGAAGGACAATTTATTATGGCATTAGCAACTACCTCAGCCGTATGGCGCTCCACTGGTGGAGATCAAACTCGTACAGCAACCGCTGGCTCCATGGTTATGGCAGCTCAGTTCTTTATTTCTAACTGTGCAGCAACCGCAAACGTAACAAACTCTACTGGCACCGAGGCTCTAATTCTCCCCGCTGGCGCTGTTGTTACTGATGTTTCTATTACTGAAACTGGCACAGGTAACATTAACCTAGGGTTTACCCCACTAATTGGTGTTGGTCCAGGACAAACAACATCCCTTGGCACCCCAGTTCCTACTGGATTCTTGATTAACGAAGCTATTACTGCTCGTGTAAACGTTCAAGTTGGTGGCACTGATGGTGGCGCTTCTTTAGGTAACGTAGCTAACGCAACTAACTTAGTTGTTGTAACTACCGCCGCTAACAGCTCTGCTTCTGGCAACTGCTCTGGAATCATTCGTTATTTCGTAGCTGATAATGGCGCAGAAAACGTTTAATTAATCTAGGGGGTTCGCCCCCTGTTTACTTTGGAGATTAATTATGGGTATGCAATATGATGTGTTAGCAGTACATGCGGATGGAGACGTTCAAGCTGTTGTAGGGCCGCTTAGGGTTAAAGCGTATCAATTAGCCCCTGGTGGAACTGCTGGTGAAATTAAGTTTTTTGATACTGCAGCTAATTCCGCTACAGGAACTGAGCGTTTAACACTAAATATCACTACAAATACAGCTGTTATTTCTACACTAATACCTGGTGAGGGTATTCGTTTTACTAATGGTTTGTATTTAGACTTACCAGCTAATGCTGCAATTACAGTATTTTATGGCTAAGAAAAAAGGTGTCTCTCTTGCGGTTGGTCGTGGTGAAAAGCTGCCTGTATCTAAGGGTGCTGGGCTTACCGCCAAAGGTCGTGCTAAGTATAATGCAGCGACTGGTTCTAATCTAAAGGCTCCACAGCCCGAAGGTGGTGCTCGTAAGCGTTCATTCTGCGCCCGTATGTCTGGTATGCCAGGACCAATGAAGGACGAGAATGGGAAGCCTACTAGAAAGGCTGCCTCATTAAAGAGGTGGAAATGCTAAACATGATGGAGCTTTGGACTGGTGGTTTGACCATATTTATGGCATTGATTGGATATATCATGCACGAAAAGTTCAATGAACTGGGTCGTATTAGTATTTTATTAAACAAGACAAGAGAAGAGGTGGCTCGTGATAACGTTACTAAAGCAGAAGTTGATCGGATTATGGAACACATTGATTCAAGGTTTAACAAACTTGAAATCAAAATTGACCAGCTTATTCAAAGGTAAGTAATGCCAAGCACTTCTAAAAAACAACATAATTTTATGGCAGCGGTTGCAAATAACCCAAATTTTGCCAAAAAAACTGGTGTTCCCATGTCTGTTGGCGAGGATTATATGGCAGCAGACAAAGGCAGGACATTCCGTGTTGGAGGCGCAAAAACCTCTAAAAAGGAAGGCATTAATAAACAAAAAACAAACCGTGGCGAAAGGCAATTGCCTAATGCTATGTTAAACAAATACATAGGAAAAAAAGACGGAGGAATTATGAAAGCTGTAGATTCTAAAAAAAATCCAGGACTAGCAAAATTACCAACTGAAGTACGAAATAAAATGGGTTACGCCAAAAACGGAGGAATGATGAAACATAGTGATATGGCTAAAGACATGCCAATGATGAAAAAAGTAGCAAAGAAAGAAGTTAAAGCGCATGAGAAATCAATGCACAAAATGGCTTCTGGTGGCAAAGTAGGTCAACTATCTAAAGCTGACGGCTGCGCTACTAAGGGCAAATCAAAAGGCACAATGGTTAAGATGAACAAAGGCGGAATGTGTTAAATGCCAATTAATCCTATAGACCCTTCTAAAAAGCCTGGTGGTAATGGGAACGAGAAATATACTCCTCCCAAGGAAAAGTTCGGTCCTAGCGAATACGATAAAGCAGCAGAAAAAATAAAGCAGGATAGCGAAAAAGCTAAGGCTGAAGCAAGCAAAATGGCAGAAGAACATAGGGCAAAAACTAAAGCTGAAAGCCCACGCACGTACACGGAAAGATTGCAAGATATGGGCAGATTGCCTAAGCCTAGTGTCGGCAGTGGAAAAAGTGGTGGCGGTGGAGCTGGTGGTGATTTTAGTGGTATGAAGGGTTTAGACAAACCGTTTAAAGCTGGCGGTAAAGTATCTAGCGCTTCTAAACGAGCTGATGGATGTGCCATTAAAGGCAAAACTAAAGGACGAATGGTATGAGACCTTCTCGTGGTATGGGTGCGATTAAACCATCTAAAATGCCTGGTGGAAAAAGAAAAGCTAGGCGTGACGACACCGACTTTACTCAATATGCGGAAGGCGGTAAAGTTGGTTTATATGAAAATATTCATAAAAAGAAAGCACGTATTGCAGCTGGTTCTGGTGAAAAAATGCGTAAGCCTGGGTCTAAGGGTGCGCCTACTAAAGCGGACTTTATTCAATCTGCTAAGACGGCGAAAAAATAATGACTACTACAGGAACCACCGCATTTAACCTAGACATGAACGACCTCATTGAAGAGGCGTTTGAGCGTTGTGGTTTAGAGTTGCGTTCTGGTTATGATTTTAGAACTGCTAGACGGTCTTTAAACCTGCTTACTATTGAATGGGCTAATCGTGGTATTAACCTATGGACAGTAGAGCAAGGGCAGATTGCTATGGTTACTGGACAAGCTATGTACCCTATTCCAGTAGATACAATAGACCTAATGGATATGGTTATCCGTCAATACAACGGTAACTTTGCCAATCAAATTGACATTAACATTAGCCGTATTGCAGAGCCTACTTATATGTCTTTGCCTAATAAATTGGCACAAGGACGTCCTATTCAAGTATGGATTAACCGTCAATCAGGAAATACTGACGCAATACCTACTACCGTGTTGGCAAGCAATACTGGTGGAACAATTAGCGCTACAGCTACTTCTATTAATGTTGCATCGGTAGCAAATCTTTCTACTTCTGGGTTTGTAAAAATTGGAACAGAAACCATTAGCTACCCAAATATTGTAGGTAATACTCTTACAAATTGCGCCCGTGGTCAAAATGGAACTACAGCAGCTGCTCATGCAGACGGCGCAGAAGTAACCGTTCAATACCTGCCGTGCATTAATGTATGGCCTACTCCTAACGCTCCAGGCAATCAATATACGTTTGTTTACTACCGCATGCGTAGAATTCAAGACGCTGGAACTGGCGTTAGAGAACAGGACATTCCTTTCCGTTTTATTCCATGTATGGTAGCTGGATTGGCGTACCAATTAAGCAATAAAATGCCAGGCGTAGATCCAAACAAAATAATGATGCTAAAGGCTGATTATGAACAGCAATTCCAACTAGCGGCTGATGAAGATAGAGAGAAGGCTTCCGTAAGATTCGTTCCAAGGAACTTATTCTATGCCTAGCCAATGGGCCTCTGGCAAACATTCAATTGCCCAATGTGATAGGTGTAATTTTAGATACAAACTAAAGGAACTAAAAACACAAACGGTAAAAACAAAGCCTTTTAAAATTAAGGTTTGCCCTACTTGCTGGGATCCAGATCAGCCGCAGCTGCAGTTGGGTATGTATCCTGTTAATGATCCTCAAGCAGTACGGGAGCCAAGACCTGATAATAGCTATTTACAGTCTGGTAATAGTGGTTTACAAATTGTAAATACTGGCAGTACAGATCCAGATGGATTTGGTTATCCAGAAATGGGTAGTAGAGTAATACAATGGGGTTGGAACCCTGTGGGTGGAAGTAGGGGTCCAGATGCAGGTTTAACCCCAAATGACTTGGTACAACAAGTAATTGTTGGTACAGTAACGGTAACAACAACTTAAGGAGTTGAAAATGTTTAAAAAAGGCGCAGACGGAATTGAAAAAAAAGGTAAAACTGACGTTAAAATTTACCCTAATGATGGTTTAAAAGTAATTGATAATGGTCCAAAATCTAGTAAAAGTAGCTTAAATAAGAACATGAAAGCTATGGGTCGTAATTTGGCTCGTTGTTCTAATCAAAGAGGTCGTTAATCATGGCTAAATATTCTATGAAAAAAGGTGGTAAGGAAGTAGGATCTGCTGAGGTCTATGCTGAACCACATACCATGAGTGGTAAAAAATTATCTAATGTTGAAAGCTCAGTTACTAAAAAAGGTAACGGAGTAAATGACGTTAACATGTCTGTTGCTGGTATTAGCAAAGGTAACTATGCCCCAATGAACCCATATGGAGTTGGTGTAATGCGTGGTTATGGCGCTGCTACCAAAGGTCGCAAAATTAGCGGAAAAATGGGCTAATGAATTACGCTCAGTTAACGCAAGCGATTATTGACTACTCTGAGTCTGATGAGCAGTCTTTTGTAACTAATATTCCTTTGTTTGTCCAGCAATGTGAAGAACGGGTTTATAACGCCGTTCAGATCCCAGCCATTCGTAAGAATCAGACTGGTAACTTTACACAAAGCGACAAGTACCTTGCGTTACCTTCAGACTATTTAGCGTCTTTTTCGATGGCGGTTATTTTGGCTAATGGCAGTCAAGAGTTCCTAATTGACAAGGACGTTAACTTTATTCGTCAGGCATACCCAAGTCCTACAGATGAGGGCGTTCCCCGTTACTACGCCCAGTTTGAGCCGTATACATACATTATTGGTCCGACCCCAGATGCAAACTACAATGTAGAGCTGCATTATTACTATTACCCACAATCTATTGTTACTGCTGGTACTAGTTGGCTGGGCGATAACTTTGAAACCGTCTTGTTATATGGTTCTTTGCGTGAGGCTGTAATCTTCCAAAAGGGAGAACAAGACATGGTTGCCTACTATGAACAAAAGTACCAAGAATCCTTAGCATTGCTCAAAGAATTGGGTGATGGTAAAGATAGACGTAGCGCCTACCGTGATGGACAATTACGATTACCCGTACCAGGACCAGTTAGATAATTTTTAGGAGCAAGAAATGGCAATTACCCAAGGAATGGCTACATCGTTTAAGGTTCAAATCTTAAATGGTCAGCACAATTTTTCAGCAAACACGTTTAAATTAGCTCTGTATACCAGCTCGGCTACTATTAACGAGAATACAACTGCATACTCTACAAGCAACGAAGTAGCTTCTGCTGGTAACTACAGTGCTGGTGGAAATACTTTATCGGTTAGCGTAACCCCAACAAATACTGGAAACGTGGCTTTTATCTCGTTTTCCAATACGTCTTGGGCAAATGCAACGATTACCGCTAACGGCGCTTTGATTTATAACGCTAACTTGGCAAATGCGGCTGTTGCTGTATTGGCTTTTGGTGGTGATAAAACATCGACCAATGGTACATTTGCAGTGAACTTCCCAACTGCTGACGCAACCAACGCAATTATTCGTTTGACCGCTAGTTAAGGAGCTGTAAATGGCTCTGATCTTAAAAGATCGTGTTAAAGAAACCACTGCTGTAACCAGCACAGGTACGGCTACCCTTTTGGGCGCTGTAACTGGCTATCAGTCTTTTTCGGTTATTGGTAACGGAAATACGTGTTATTACACCATTGCTGCGCAGACTGGCTCAGAGTGGGAAGTTGGTATTGGTACATACACTTCGCCAGATCAGTTAAGCCGAGATACTGTTTTATCCTCAAGTAATAGCGGTTCAGTAGTTAACTTTTCTGCTGGAACAAAAGACGTATTTGTAACGCAACCATCGTCAAAAGCCGTTTATACCGATGCAAGTAATATTGTTAATACCTCTGGTAATGCTGCCACAACTGTTACTTTTACTCAGGTTAATACCACAAATTTAGTTGCCAGCTCTGTTACCTTAACGGCTGGAACAATTAGCGCCAATGCTGCTAACGCCACGGATATTACCAATAAAACTTATGTTGATGGACTTTTCTCAACAGGCATTACATACCATTCCCCAGTAAGGGTAGAGTCACCAAACACAGCTGGCAATTTAAACGCTACATACAATCAACCTGGTGGTGCTGGTGTTGGTGTTGGAGCTACATTGACCAATGCAGGGACGCAGGCTGCTCTTGTAATTGATGGTATTACGATGGTGGTAGCTGATCGTGTATTAATTTACAACCAGACCAATGCGTTTGAAAACGGTGTTTATACAGTTACTAACGTAGGTTCTATATCTACTAACTGGGTATTAACCCGTGCAACCGATGCCGATACTTATGGTGTTGGAAACCCAAATAAACTAGGCCAAGGTGACGCATTTTTCGTTACTTCTGGTAATACAGGCGCTGGCGAAACTTATATTTGTAACACCGTAGGTACCATTACCTTTGGCACCACAAACATTACATTTGCTCAGATTAGCTCTGTACAGGTTTATTCCGCTGGTACTGGTTTAAACCTTACCAACTTAGCATTTAGTATTGCTAATACCGCTGTTACTGCAGCGCAATATGGTAACGATGGAGCTGTTGGACAGTTTACGGTTAACGCTCAAGGGCAGTTAACTAACGCTGCTAACGTATCAATTAACGCTTCTAGTATCTCTGTAGGCACTTTAGCCAACGGAAGAACCACAGCCGATTCTGCTAATGGAGCATCAACCATAGTTTTGCGAGACGCTAATGGTTCGTTTAATGCTAACGTAATAACTGCTACAACAGTTAATGCAACTTCTGGTAACTTCACCAACATTACTGGCAACGCCGTAGCTTTAACCGCTATCAATGCCTCTAATATCACTTCTGGTACGTTAGATAACGCTCGTACTACAGGCAACACAGCAAACAGCGCAAGCACCATAGTGCTTAGAGATGCAAACGGCAGCTTCGGATCCAACGTTATTAGTGCTTCTTTGTTTAGTGGTGACGGTTCAGCAATTAATGCTATCAATGCTTCAAATATATCGTCTGGCACAATTGCCAATGCTCGTACTACGGCTGCCTCTGCTAACGGGGCTGCTACGATTGTTCTTCGTGACTCTAGTGGTAGCTTTGATGCCAATACAGTTAACGCTGTATCGCTTATAGGTAACGCTTCTCAAGTAACAGCAATTAATGCCTCTAACATTTCTTCGGGGACTATTGATAATGCAAGAACGACTGCTTCTTCTAGTAACGGCTCTAGTACTATTGTTCTCCGTGATGCAGGTGGGGCGTTCGCTGCTGGGGCAATAACAGGTACATCGTTTACTGGTAACGGTTCTGCTATTACCGCCATTAACGCTTCGGCAATTACCACAGGAACTTTAGATAATGCCAGGACTACTGCTTCTTCTGCCAATGGTGCTTCCACTATTGTTGCTCGTGATGCTAACGGGTCTTTTACTGCTAACGTAGGAACATTTACTTCTATATCAGGTAATGGTGTAGCCCTTACAGCCATTAATGCCAGCAATATTAGTTCTGGAACCATAGACAACGCAAGAACAACTGGCAATACTGCTAACAGCGCAAGTACATTGGTATTAAGAGACGCAAATGGTAACTTTGCTTCTAACGAAATTAGTGGTGAAGAAGTGATTGCTACTAACGGCTTGTTTATAAACAGCTTAACAATATCTTCTAGTTACAGTATTCCATCAAACTCTTCTGCTATGTCGGTTGGGCCTGTCACTTTAGCAAACGGTGTAAGCGTAACTGTGCCATCTGGCGGTCGTTGGGTAGTTCTATAAGGATAAGATATGAGTATCGTTTTAATAGGCTCAACTAGCGGAAGTATTACATTACAAGAACCAGCCGTTGCTGGAACTAATACCATTACACTTCCAGCAAGCACAGGAACTATGGCTTTATATGCAAATCCACAAATAACGGTATATACAAGCGGTAGTGGAACTTATACAACACCAACTGGTGCTAAATTTTTACAAGTTCGCATGGTTGGTGGTGGTGGTGGCGGTGGTTCAACAACTGGTTCTGCTGGCAGTGCTGGTGGTGCTTCTACTTTTGGTTCTGCTTTTTTAACGGCTAATGGTGGTGGCGGCGGTTCAACTGCATCAGGAGGTGTTGCTTCAGGCGGTTCTGCTACTGGTGGCGATATAAATATATCAGGTGGCGAAGGCGGTGCTGGCCCTCAACCAGTACCAGGAAGTTACGCACCTGGTGGTTCTGGGGGAAATTCGGCTTTTGGTGGTGGTGCAGCACAATCACAAGCCGCAGTCGTTGGTACTGCTGGCTCTACTAATAGTGGTGGCGGTGGAAGCGGTGGAAGTGGTGGACCAGGCGGAGGTCTTGGTTCTGCTGGCGGTGGCGGTGCTGGCGGTTACTGTGAAAAACTTATTACATTGCCATCTTCTACTTACGCATACGCAGTAGGTGCTGGTGGTTCCGCTGGATCAGGCGGTACTAATGGCGGTGCTGGCGGCTCAGGAATAATTATTGTTACTGCTTATTTTGGATAAAACTATGGATAAAACTATGAACAAATACGCAATCATTCAAAACGGGTTAGTTATCAATTACATTGAGTACGAAACTCAACCTAAAAACCCACCACCTTCTTTTAAAGAAGGAACAATAGCCGTACTAAACAATAATGTTGGTGTTGGCTATACATACGCTGATGGTGTGTTTACTGAACCAAAACCTTATCCTAGTTGGACATTAGTAAACAATAAATGGGAAGCTCCAACACCCAAGCCACAAGACAACAAACTTTATGTTTGGGACGAAGCTACAACTAGCTGGAAGGGATTAACATAATGGCATCAATTATCACAGCCACAACTACCAATGGACTTGTTAGTTCTGCTGATAACTCAGGTGTATTACAGTTAGCATCGGGTACTGGTAATTTAATTACTGTTCCATCTACTACTGGAACAATGGCTTTATATGCAAATCCACAAATAACTGTTTATACAAGCGGTAGCGGAACTTATACAACCCCTACTGGTACTAAATATTTAACTGTTGAATTAGTTGGTGGCGGTGCTGGTGGTTCTGCAAGTAGCAACGGATCCGCTGGCGGAACTGGAGGAAACACTACATTTTCAACTTTAACTGGGACTGGCGGTACTTCAACTGTCCCAACTGTTGGAGGAACTGGTGGAGCGGCTTCTGGCGGTGATGTAAATATTGCTGGAGGTTCTGCATCAGGTTCATATCAAGCCTTTGAAACATCAGGTGCTTCTTATACTGGCGGTAGTAATGGAGGAGTTTCATATTTTGGAGGTGCTGGCAAAGGGGGTGCTCCAGGTGGTAGCGCAGGTGGTGCGGCAGCTACAAATAGTGGTTCTGGAGGTGGAGGCGGCGCTCAAAATACAACTGCTTATGCTGGTACTGGTGGAGGTGCTGGTGGATATGTTAGAAAACTTATTACCTCTCCTTCAGCTACTTATTCTTATGCGGTGGGTGCTGGGGGTTCTGGTGGAGCGGCTGGTGTAACGGACAGCTTTGCTGGCGGTGCTGGCGGCTCAGGAATAATTATTGTTACTGCTTATTTTGGATAATAAATGTGAAGCACCAACAGCCAAACCAAATGACGGAAAGCTATATATGTGCGATGAAGCTACAACTAATTGGAAGGAATTAACATAATGCCTATCGTATTAGACGGCACAAACGGAATTACATTTCCTAATAGCACTACACAAGCTAGTGCTGGAAAAGTATTGCAAGTGGTTCAAGTTATTAACTCTACAACATTTAGTTCTTCCAGCACTAGTTATGTTACCCCAACAGATATGAGTGTAACAATTACTCCAACAAGTTCAACAAGTAAAATATTAGTTTTAATGAGAGTAATGTGTTCTGGTTCTCTTGCTGGAACTATTACTTTGCGTGGTCAATTAATTCGTGGCGCAACAGCTTTAGACTCTGGAGATAGTGGAGCTTCACCAAACAGCAGTTTTATTAATACACGCTTTGTTAATTATTTAGACTCTCCAGCAACTACATCTGCAACAACATACTCTTATCAATTTTATGGTGATGGAGCTACTTGGTATGTTAATCAGACTGGAGCTGCTGGAAATCCAGCTTCTAGTCAATTAACTTTAATGGAGATTGCAGGATGATAAGTGCTATTTATAAACTATATCCACAAGTTAAATATACCATTGACAATGTTGCTTACGATGCTAATGACAATGAAGTTGCTTATGACCTTGCTGCGGTGACTGCACAAGCTGAAGCGGATGTACAAGCAGCTAAAAATGCAAAGATTTCTGCATTAGCTAAATTAACTGCACTTGGACTTTCTGAAGATGAAGTAAAAGCATTAATAGGATAGACGAGGACTAAATGTTTGCTGAATCCCCGTATGCAGGTTCGCCTTTTGCCTCACTGGGGGTAGCTGCGGATGTATCCATAACTGTTGTTGGGGTTTCTGCGGTAGGTGTAGTAGGCACAGTTGATATAAGCACAGGCGCTACTATTGACTTAACAGGCGTAAATGCGATTGGTCGAGTTGGTGATGTAGCAGTAACGGCTGATTCTAACGTTGATGTAACGGGTATTAACATCCCATGTCTAGTTGGCACGGTAGATGTAAGAGCTGATGCAGTTGTAGATTTGACTGGGGTGTACGCTGTAGGGCGCATAGGTAACGTAGATGTTCAGGCTGGTGCAGTAGTTACGGTTACTGGAGTAGCTGCTATCGGGATTACAGGCTCGGTAACGGTTACAGGCAATGCAGTTGTAGATTTGACTGGAGTTTATGCAGTAGGCCGATTAGGTAATGTAGATGTTACAGCTAGCGCCACAGTATTTGTTACAGGCGTATATGCGGTAGGGCTAATTGGTAACGTATCTGTATCAGGAAATGCCACGGTAAACGTGACAGGAGTCAAGGCTGTTGTTAAACTTAAAGTCGTAAACGTTTGGGGCAATATTAATACAGATCAGATACCTAATTGGGCACCAATCGCACCTGGCGCTGGTTCTGGATGGACAGAGATTAACCCTAGCCAAACGCCTAACTGGACAGATGTTTTAGTGCCTTCGGGCTTTGATAATTAAGGATATACCATGGCAAGTACATTTTCACCATCATTACGTATCGAGTTAATCGGTGACGGAGACCAATCAGGTATCTGGGGGCAAACCACTAATACAAACCTAGGAACCTTAATAGAACAGGCAATTTCTGGGGTTATTACGATAAATTTGACAGACTCTAATTACACCCTAAGTAATTTTAATGGTGTATCTGATGAGGCTAGAAACCAAGTTATTGTAGTTGTTGGCACAGTTACTGGAATACGTAACGTTAGTCCTCCGATAGTTGAAAAAACTTATGTTGTTCAAAACAACACTACAGGCGGTTTTGCTATACGAGTTATTGGCACTACTGGTCAGGGCGTATTAATACCAAATGGCACCACAGCATACATATACTGTGATGGAACTAACTTTAACAGTATTATTAATGGCGCAACTGGTAACTTTGACGTGGCAGGCAACCTAGCGGTTACGGGTACAACTACTTTAACTGGTGCTGCTACTTTATCTAGCACTTTAGGTGTTACTGGAGCTACCTCGTTAACTACAGGCTCTATTTCAGGGGTAATGACTGCACCAACCGCAGCCGTTACTACTGATAACACACAAATAGCAACAACCGCATTTGTAAGAGATATTATTCCAACAGGCGTTATCTTAATGTGGTCTGGTTCAATTGCCTCAATCCCGTCTGGCTGGTTATTATGTGATGGATTAAACGGAACTCCAAATTTAGTCGATCGGTTTGTTGTTGGTGCTGGTTCAGCTTATGCTGTGAACGCAACGGGTGGTTCTGCAAATGCTACTCTTGTAAGCCATACTCATACTGCTTCAGTAGCAGATCCTGGGCATTTCCATAATGCCTTTGGTGTTCAACAATTAACTGGTGCTGGTAGTGGTTTTGACTGGAATCCATCAAATCTAAATACTGGCGCTACTCGATTTGTTAGCACAGTTGCTACTGGTATAACTGTATCTAACAGCACAGAAGGTTCTTCTGCTACCAACGCAAATTTACCACCATACTACGCACTTGCTTACATTATGAAAGCCTAACATGATTAAAACCATCCAAGACTCTTTAGACGGCGGTGAATTTAAACCACGCCATACGATTGAAATCTACTGTCCTAACTGTGGATACGATGTTTCTGAGGCTGAACTAGCTGCCAAAATGTGTAGTGATTGTGGGCATAGCCTTGAGAATCCAGAGCAGCACGTAGCTATTATGGTGGCTAATATGTCATTCGGCGGGTCAACACTCTGAGGCAAAGAACAGTGAGATATGTCAGATCCGTTGGGGTTGTCCGAGGGGGTAAAGGGGCTTAGTTCTGGGCTGGATTCTGCTCGTGAAGCAGGTAAGTCCGTTTCTAAACAGATTGAAAATGTACAAAAAGACGCCGTAGATGTAGCCCAGCAAAGAGCGCAAGAGCGTATACGGGCAAGACGGGAAGCAGAATTTAAGAAGGAACGAGCGCTGGTTAAAGCGCTTGAAGAGTGGAAACGAAAGAAACAAATCTCCGATGAGGAGGCTGATTTAAAGATTAAGTTTGTAAAGCAGTACGGCGCTAAAGAATGGGATGCACTGCTCAAGATTAAGCTGGACATTGAGAACATGGAACGTAAAAACAACGATGAGTTCCAGCATGATTTAAAGACAGTAAGGCAGGTGCAGTTTTATTGTTTTATGGCGGCGTTGATTGTAACGTTGTGGCTAAAGTTTATTTTAGGAGCGTTTTAAATGTTAGGACTAGATACCATTGTTGGCGTAGGCATGAAGCTAATTGACAAGCTGATACCTGACCCACAAGCCAAAGCACAAGCCCAGCTAGACCTAGCTAAACTTGCCCAAGAAGGCAAACTGGCTGAAATACAAGCTGATACTGTAGCTATGCAAGAAACCAGTAAACGCTGGCAGGCAGATATGGCATCGGATTCTTGGCTTTCCAAGAACATCCGTCCGATGACCCTTGTGTTTATTTTATTGGTCTTTTGCGCTTTTTCTTTAATGTCAGCGTGGAAAATTGATGTTAATGAATCTTACGTAAAGCTCTTAGGCGAATGGGGTCAGTTAATTATGTTGGCTTACTTTGGTGGACGTACCGTTGAAAAGATTATGGACATGAAGTCGAAAGAGAAACAAGATGCAAAGTAACTTTGAAAAGTGCCTAGCGAAGATGCTTGCCCATGAGGGCGGCTTTGTAAACCATCCACAAGACCCAGGCGGTATGACTAATTTTGGCGTAACTAAACGGGTTTGGGAAGAATGGGTCGGACATGAAGTTGACGAGAAACAGATGCGGGCGCTGACCCCCGAAACCGTTGCGCCACTTTATAAGAAGAAGTACTGGGATGCTTGCCGAGCTGATGATCTTGTATCTGGTGTTGACTACTGCGTTTTTGATGTCGCTGTTAACTCAGGCTCAGGTCGTGCCATTAAGTTTTTGCAGTCGTGTGTTGGGGTTACTGCTGATGGTGGTTTCGGGCCTGCTACTCTGGCTGCTGTAGAAAAAGCCGAGGAAGATCCAGCTAGGTTAGTAGAGCTGTATTGCGCTAAACGGCTAGAGTTCTTACAATCACTTAAGACCTTTGAAACCTTCGGTAAAGGCTGGTCTAGGCGTGTTGCAGAAGTTAAAGATGAAGCACTTAAGATGTTAGGGTAAACCCGAATGCCATTACAGAAATTACAATTCCGACCAGGCGTAAACCGAGAAGGTACTAATTACTCCAACGAGGGCGGTTGGTATGCTTGCGACAAAGTGCGTTTTCGCTCAGGTTTTCCTGAAAAGATTGGCGGATGGATCCGTCTTTCAAACAATACGTTTTTAGGTGTAGCCCGTGCTTTATGGAATTGGGTAACTTTGGCTGGCTCTAATTTATTAGGGGTTGGCACTAACCTTAAGTACTATATTGAACTGGGTGGTGCATACAACGATGTTACCCCTATCAGGGTTACATTTAGTGCAGCCTCTACTCCAAACACAACAAACTGTATTTCCACTACCAATGGATCTAATGTAGTAACAGTTAACTATGTAAACTATGGTGGCATTAGTAATGACTTTGTAACTATTTCTGGCGCTAATGCTGTGGGTGGAATAGCCGCAACTGAAATAAATGCCGAACATCAAATTACTTATATAGATTTAGATACCTTTACATTTACAGTAAATTCTGCCGCAACTTCTAACGTAGCAGCTGGTGGTGGTAATACTATTACTATGGCGTTTCAGATTCAAACTGGCTTAGATGTTTTTGTGGTTGGCACTGGCTGGGGCGCTGGAACATGGCCTTCTTATATCCAAACCACATTGAGCAGTCCATTTACTTGTACAAGTCCTAGCAACGTTGTTACCGTAACCCAAACAGCACATGGTCTTGCTAACGGCAACGCAGTTTATTTCAATAGCATATCTGGTAATGTTTGCGGCATAGCATCTACCCCATTTATTAAAGCGTTTTCAATTACAGTAGTCAATGCAAATGCCTATACGTTCTCAACGGTTATTGGTTCTAATACCTATACCACGTCCGATAACGGCCCAACGGGTGGCACGGTAGTTGTTTCTACGCCTGTTGCACCTTTCCGTGGTTGGGGTACGGCGGCGAATGTAGGTATTGGGCAACAGCTTCGTTTATGGACAAATGACAACTTTGGTGAAGATTTAATTATTGCTCCTCGTGGCGGTGCTATTTATTATTGGGATGCAACAACTGGCGTGTCAGTGCGGGCTGTAGAACTAAGCACTTTAGCTTCAGGTTCAACGGTTCCTGGAACTTCATATACCTACAAAGACTTTGTTCCCAACCAAACCAATCAAATTATTGGATCGGCAATTCAACGTTTTGTTATTGCTTTTGGCGCTAATCCTTATGATCCGACTGATCCAACGACTCCGTTTGACCCACTTTTAGTTCGCTGGTCAGACCAAGAAGACCCTTTTACATGGGTGCCAGATGCCACTAATCAGTCAGGTGAATATCGTCTAAATATTGGATCCACTATTATTTCAGCTCGTTCAACCCGCCAAGAAATTTTGGTTTGGTCTGATGCCGCTATTTATTCTATGCAATACCTTGGACCGCCCTATATTTGGGGCTTTCAATTGCTGCAAGACAACATTACCATCATGTCTCCTAATGCGGCTATAACTGTTAACAACATTACCTACTGGATGGGAACAGATAAGTTCTTCTCGTACTCAGGACGTGTAGAAACGCTTCCTTGCGCACTATGGCAGTTTATTTTTGACGACATTAATAAAGACCAGTCATTTCAGGTATTTGCTGGTTCAAATGAAGGTTACAACGAAATATGGTGGTTCTATTGCTCACAAAATAGCAATGCAATAGATAGCTACATTATTTACAACTACCTTGAGCGCACATGGGCTTACGGCACAATGAATCGTACCGCTTGGCTAGACTCAGGCTTACGCCAGTTCCCAATGGCTGCCTACCCTACAGGCAATAAGATTTTGTTCCATGAGGCTAACGTAGATGATGTATCAGGGTTAACCCCAGTACCGATTGAAGCCTACATTCAGTCTTCTGACTTTGACATTGGTGATGGGCACAACTTTGGATTTGTGTGGCGCATACTGCCAGATTTAACTTTTAACGGCTCAAACGTAAACCAGCCATACGTAACAATGACGGTGCGCCCACGCAGAAACTCTGGTGCTCCTTATGGTACAGCAAACAATCCAGAAGTAGCCAGTACCCAGAACTACGTTAGCAGTGGAACCTATGACGTACAGGAGTTTGATGGACAGGTATATACCCGTCTTCGTGGACGCCAAATGAGCTTTAGGATTGAGTCAACCACTTTAGGTGTGGCTTGGCAGTTAGGTAGTCCACGTATTGATATTAGAAACGATGGTCGCAGATGACGATTTATAGGGATACCCCGCTTCGCCCACCAAAAGCACCCAATCTGCTGATTGCGCCAGTAGACTATCGCCAGCAATACATCGACCAGCTTAATAATGCTCTGCGTCTGTACTTTAACCAGATTGATAACAGCATCGCATCGTTGCTAGACGTTACAGGTGGGGGAGCTTTAAGCCTTCCTTTTATTGCTGCATCCGATAGCACAGATCAACTTGCCACCGCCTCAGACACCGCTACGGTTGTAAAATGGAACACCCTAGAGGGCGGTAGCGGGTTTACTTTAAACGCCCCTGGCTCGGCTACGGCGCTTGTATCGGGTGTGTATAAAATTACATACAGCCTTCAGCTTGCAAATACCGATAACGCCCAGCACGATGCAGCGGTATGGCTCAAGATTAATAATGTCGATGTACCCCGTTCTACTACGGTATTTACTGTACCAGCCCGTAAAAGTGCTGGGGTATTTAGTTATGTTTGTGCTTACTCCGAAGTGGTGTTTTCTTTAGAGTCTGGCGATGAGATGGAACTGTACTGGGCAACTGGTCAAGCCTACGACACCTCCCCCGCAACAGACGGTATTTACATAGAAGCGTTAGCAGCACAAGCTAGTCCCTATGCCAGACCTGCAACCCCTTCTGCATTAGGCTCAATTACCTTTGTATCTAGGCTTCCATCATGATAAACTTGACACCAAATAACCTTGTGAGGCATATATGGGATTCTTTGACAGCTTAGTTCCTACCGAACAATATCAAGCCCAGACTTTAGCCAAGCAATCTGGCGGTCAGGGTACGCCTATTCCTATGGCTCCAATGCAGCCACCAGTGCCACAACAGTTTGCCAAAGGCGGGTTAGCTGCTGCAAACAATCAAATTCAACAAACCCAGGTTATGAAAGTAATTGCTAATTACTTTAAAAACAAGGGTTTACCAGTAGAGCCAGCCATGGAAGGCGTTAAAAAAGAAATTGAAAACGGTCTTAAGTTAATCCCGTTTGAAAGTTCAGTAATGGGGTTTAAGTCATTGGGCAATGATGTAGCTCAAATCCATTTTTTTACAGTTGGAACCATGCAAGACTTAGCAAATGACATGCAATACTTTTATAAGTATTTGAAAGATAAGGGAATTAAGACTGTTTATGACTCAATTCCAGCCCCAATTACCACTCAAATATTTGATCGTTTAGGCGCAACTATAGTTAAATCTGACAAACCTGACTTTAAATTTAAGGCAACAATATGATTTTGGATGTACAAAAACCTATTGACGCTTCTTTGATACAGAAGCAAATGGGCATTTTGTGCAATACAGCAAAAGATCTTCCTCCAGCGCATTGTGAGGAAAAGCATCACTTTGGACCAAATATCTACATTAAAGAAGTAACAATGCCAGCTGGATCTTTAATTATTGGCAAGCACCATCGCATGGAGCACCTTTGCAACATGATATCAGGACGTATGATTGTTCTAGATGCTGACGGCAATCGGGCAGAATTGATTGCTCCAATGACGTTTATGGCAAAGCCAGGACGCAAGATTGCTTACATTATAGAAACAGTAGTATTTCAAAACATTTATTCAACACCAGAAACAGATATACAGAAGCTAGAAGACATGTGCATAGACAATTCTAAGGATCTGTTAGAGGAAGGAAACTAATATGGCTTTCGTTGCGGTAGCTGGCACAGTAGGTGCTGCGGTAGGACTAAGTGGTACAGCAGCCATTATTGGCGGTGGCGCTTTAATTGGCGCTGGCGTAGGTGGTTTATACAGCGCTGTTACTGGTGATGGCGATATTCTTAACAGTATGCTTACTGGTGGTCTTATTGGTGGCGCTGGTGCATTTGGTTTAAATGCACTGGGGGTTGGAGCTGGTGCTACTGCTGGTACTACTGCTGCTGGTGGTGCTGCTGGCGCTGGTGCTACTGGAGCAGGAACTATTGGGCCTGCAGCAACAACTGTTGCTACAACTACTCCAGCTATGGAAGCAGCCGCTTTATTAGATGCAGCAGCTGTAGCAGAAGGCGGAACAACAGCTGGTATGGCAACGCAATATGCAGCACAAGAAGCAGCCAAACAAGAAGCCGCAAAAGTTGCAGCTAAAGCATTATCTGGCAAAGAAATGCTTGGTTATGGTTTAGCTGGAACATCTGCTTTGCAACTGTTAGGTGGAAAAAGCAAGGGATCAAATGCTCCAACAGATCCTGGAATGATTCGTCCTTATGAATTTAACTCCAATCCAGTTGCAGCTACTGGAAACTTCCCTTCTCCTTACGCAACGGCTCAATACGATGCCGCTGGTATGCCAATTATGGATACCAGAGAACGTAATTACTTTGACCAAAAGTACACAGCATTAACTCCATACTCAGCCCGTTCTGGCACTCCAAATCCAAACGTTCCTGTAGCAGCTGCTAGAGGCGGGTTGATGGCTGCTGGTGGTCCAGTTGAGCGTATGTCTCAAAATGTCATGGGCGGTTTAGGTAATATGTATCCGCAAAGCCAACAGCCTGTAACGAGCTTTGCCACTCCAACACAGATGCCAGTATCGGCAGAGATAGTTCGTTCTGACTATGACGCACAGACACGTCCTTACTCAGGCATAACTATGGCAAATGGTGGTCTTTCTAAGGCTAACGGTTTACGCAATACAAAAAGCTATAGCGTAGGCGGTGTTTCTTATGACGCTCAAAACCAAAAGTATTCAGGAGCTGGAATTGATCAAGCGCCTGTTGCATTAGAAGCAAGTTTGCCTCCTTTAACAGCTGATTTAATAGCTTCATTAACACCACAGTGGCAAGCTGCAAATCCATATAAATATGCTTATGATGCTAAGAATCAAAAATACAGTGCTGCTACACCTGATATGAATCAGTTAAACGCATTTAAGGCGTTTCAAGATCAAAAGGCAGCAGATGAGGCGGCAGCAGCGGCAGCTCAAGCCTATCAACCTTATGATGGCGGTGGCGGAGCCAATGGTGGACTTATGCCTTACAACTTAGGCGGTTACTCCGATGGTGGTCGTTTATTGCGTGGTCCTGGAGATGGTGTATCGGATGACATTCCAGCTACGATTGCAGGTAAACAGCCAGCTAGATTAGCGGACGGAGAATTTGTTATCCCAGCCCGTATTGTTTCTGAGATTGGCAATGGGTCTACGGATGCTGGCGCTAAACGATTATATGCCATGATGGATCGTATTCAGGATGGTCGTAAGAAAACTATTGGAAAAAAGAACATAGCAAAAGATACAAAGGCTAAAAAACACTTATTAGCTTAAATGTTACAAAGCGCCCAATCATTTGAAGCCAAGCAAAAAGCAGCGGAGATATTGCTTGAACATGTTGGCGTTCAACCTTGTGGTGATTTGCAAGCCTTGTTTTGGGTGGATGAAGAGAATAAAATTGAATGGGTTATAGGGTATACCGCTTTTATAGGAAAGACTTGTCAAATGCACATGGTTAATTTAAAAGGTGGATATACCCCAAAAGGTTTACTGTTTGGTGCTTTTGACTTTCCATTTAACTATTTAGGTATAGAAAAAGCAATTGGCGTATTAAATAGTCTTAATACTAAAGCTGTGGAATATGACAAAAAGCTAGGGTTTACTGAAATTGTGCGTTTAGAAGGCATGCACGATGACGGTGGAGATTTGATTGTTATGGAAATGAATAAAGCTGACTGTCGCTGGATTAAGGAACGCAAAAAATGAACTTACTAGGAATGAAACGAAAACTGTTGCCATTTAGCGGACCTATGGGGGGCGGTGGCAAAGGCGGTGGCGGTGGTGGCGGACAAGCCCCAAGCCAACAGACAGTTTCTAATACATCAATCCCTGAATATGCTCGTCCGTATGTCGAGAAAATGCTTGGGCAGACTGAGGCTTTAACTGATATTAATCAGAATCCATATCAAACTTATGGAGGTCAGCGTATTGCTGACTTTAATCCTACCCAGCAAAAGGCATTTGAAAACGTAAAAAATATGCAGGTAGCACCGCAAATAGGTGAGGGAACTGGATTAGCTGCCGCTTCTGGATTAGGGTCTATTGGAACGGCTGGTCAGATGGGTCAAGTTGGTCAGCAATATGCTAATCAAGCTACCAATCCATACGCTCAACAAGCGTATATGTCACCTTACATTCAGAACGCATTACAGCCACAATTAGCTGAAATGAACCGCCAGTATGACATTACTGGCTTACAACAGAAGAGAGCAGCGACTGGAGCTGGTGCTTTTGGTGGTTCTCGTGAAGCATTAATGCGCTCTGAGAATGAGCGTAATAAAAACATGGCTATGAACGCAGCCATTGGTTCTGGATATCAAAACGCTTTCCAAGCTGCTCAACAAGCTCAACAGTTTGGTGCTGGTCTAGGATTGCAAGGATTACAAGGTCAGTTACAAGGCTATGGTCAGGCTGGTCAAGCAGCTGCAACATTAGGCCAATTAGGTCAGACACAGTATGGTCAGAAAATGGGCATCAATCAAGCCCAGCAACAAGTTGGCGCAATCCAACAGGCGCAAGCTCAACAAGGCTTGGATACTGCTTATCAGGACTTCCTCAAGCAGAAAAACTATCCATACCAGCAGCTTGCTTTCATGTCCGATATGACTCGTGGTATTCCTTTATCTCAGACATCACAAGCCATGTATTCTGCACCTCCAAGCGCTGTATCTCAGCTTGGCGGTCTAGGTATGTCTGCTTTAGGTATCTATGGAATGTCTGGTGGCTTTAAGGCTAACGGTGGCATGGTAGGAAAAGGATACGCAAAGGGCGGTTTAACTTATGCGGGTGGCGGGGACATCTCTTCAATGTCTACCGAGCAATTAACAGAAATGTTAAACAACCCAACTACCGATCCTATTTTGGCAGCTGAGATTGAAAAGTTATTAATGTTGCACCGCAGAATGGCTATGAATCCTGAGACGGATCAGATTATGGCTCCAGCGTTAGGTCGCTCTGGTATTGCATCTATTGGCACTGGCGATATGGTTCCAGAAGAAATGCCAGCTGGTGCTGGTGGCGGTATCGTGGCTTTTGCTGATAGAGGCATGGTAAATCTTAAAAATCCAAAGCTATCTGATGACACTGCAGAACGTAGAAAAATGTTGCAACAAAGAGAAAGCGCATTGTTCAAACGTCTGTTTGAAGACCAAGATCCATTTAAAGAATCAAAGTCTTCCGAGGAAGAACTTCGCAAATCAGTAGCTGAAAGCGCCCGTATGAACCCATACGCAGCTTTAACTAATACTGGTTTGGCATTAATGAAAGGAAGCTCTGATCCTACAAAACGTGGAAATTTCCTTGCTGAATTAGGTGAAGCTGGTGAATCTGGTTTAAGCACTTACGCAAAAGGCAAGGCAAGCCAAGCAGAAATGAATAGAGCTTTATTAGGTCAAATTGAAAAGAGAGAAGCCTCTAAGTTTGGCAGAGATGTTGCACTGCAAAACGCTTTGACTACTTCATTAGGCCAGATGGATGCCAAAGAGCTTGGTATGCTTAATGCTAGATCTAATGCTGGTTTAGCAGCAGCAACTAGAGATTCTAATTTACGCCTTAAGTACGCAACCTTGTATAAAGACACCTTGGACGATGTTAAGGAAAAAATGCTCAAACAAGATAAGTTTGGTCAACTATATCGTAAAGACCCAGCTGGATTTAACCGTGCAGCCGAGCTTGAAGCTAAACGTATTTTGCCTAAAGAGGCGTTGGAGATTTTGGGTAAAACAGCGGCAGTTACCGAAACCCCAGTGGATAAGCCTGTAGTTCCTGGAGGTAAAAATCCTCCTCCAGTAAGTTATCCAGTACCTACCGCAGCAGCAATTAATGCGTTAAAATCTAGAACAGATAAAGATGTAGCATCAAAACAGTTTGATACAATATTTGGACCAGGTGCAGCAAGTAAAGTTTTAGGTAAGTAACTGCATAAAATTTAAAGGATTGCTTTATGGCAACTAAGCCAGAGGATATAAACCCGTTTGCTAAATTCGTTGAGCAACCGAAGGCTGAACCTACCACTGAAGCCAATCCTTTTGCACAATATGTTCCATATACAGTAGGCACTGGTCTAGGCGATGCCAGCAAAATGCTTGCTGCTGGCGCCATTCGTCCTACACTAGCCATCCCCCAAGGTCTTGAATCTGCTGCCAGAAACGTCCCAAGACAAGTATTAGAACAACAGGGCATCCAGCCCGTTGAAAAGATTGGACCACTTACATTTGCAGAAGAGTTGGTTCGTACAGGACCAGCCCAACTATTTACCAATGTAGCCAAAGCCTTTGTTAAGAAAGCTACTGGCGAGTCTTTTGAGAAGCAACAAGAGCGCCAAAAAGAAAATGAAATAGCTTTAGACAGGGCTATTTCCAAAGTTCCTAGGATTCCTGGCACAGCAGAACTGGCTAAGTATGGCGAGGAAAAGTCAAAAGCCTTAACTGAAAGCGTATCTGAGGTAGGTAAAGCCCGTATTGCTGAGTCTCAAGTAGCAGGAAACATCCTTGAGGCTATTAAAAACCGTAGCGTTGAGAACCTTTCCTTTGGTAAAGACCCGTCTGTTATGGGTTATGCCCTACAAGGATCTCAGATTCTTGGCTCATTAGCCCCTGTTATTGGCACAGCCTTACTTACTCGGAGTTCTAAAGCCGTAGGTACAGTCGGCTTTGGTATGGGCGCTGGTGAAGCCGTCCAAAATGCGCAAGAGTACATTGGCAAACTTAGTGATGCAGAGCTGATAGCAGCAAGCCCGTACTACAAAACAATGCTGGAAAAGGGCGTTTCGCCACAGGAAGCTCGTAAGGTTGTAACCGATAAAGCGGCTGAATACGCAGCCCAGCTACAAGGTTCAGTTGCTGCATTTGGCGATGTCATCACAGGTAAGTTGGTGACTGGTCAGTTTGACAAACTAATGACTGGACCAGTTAAGAACCGTTTAGGTCGCATTGCCTTGGGAACTACAGCTGGATCCTTGGAAGAGGGTACGCAAGAGTTCTTGGAAGGTATTGCCAGCGACATCGGTATTAACAAATCTGTTATTAAAGAGATTGGCGAAGAGTCCTTTGCCAACTTCGTGCTGGGCGCTATGGGCGGTGCTGGTCCAGGAGCATACCGTGGAGCAGTAGCCAAGACAGTGCAAGAGGCAAATGCCCCTAAACCTGTCAAGCCTACCAAAGAAGAGATAGATGCGCAGATGATCGCAAGTCTCACTGGAACAGGTGTTCCACCAGTTCCTCCTGTTGCCCCAACTGGAACAGGTGTTCCACCTGCGCCCCCAGCTGCTCCAGCTGCCACGGTAGAGGAAGATGATTTAGCTCCATCATCCATAGTTCCTCCTAGCGTAGTAGCTCCAGTAGCTGCTATGGTATCTACAGTAGGCTTAGACCCAGCCACTGCCCAGCGAGTAGAAAGTCTTAAAGCCGAACTTCAGATGATTGAAGCTAGGAAATCAGATCCTACTCGATTACTTAATGAGGGCGAACTAGAGTTCTATGCGGAAAGAGAAGCCGAACTTGCTAGGGAAATTACTGCCTTAGTAAGCCCACAAGCTCCAGCAGCTCCAGTAACTCCAGAAGCTCCTGCTGCGCCTGTTGAGCCAATAGGCGAAGATTTAATTGGCAAATTGCAAGATTTTGGTGAGGTTATTGAGTCACGCCAAGATGCAGAATCCCGTTTCTCTAACGGGGAACAAATATACGCCTTCCCAGAGCAGGACGAGCAACCATTCCTTATTCGCAATATAGATGAGCTATCAGCTTATACGCCAGATAGACTGTTGGCTTTACCTGCTGCAGCTGCAGAGGAAGTAGTTACTGAGCCAAAGGCAACAGAAACCCCTAACGTACTTAAACATGATGGCATAGAGTATGCTGATACCCCAAGAATTAAAAGCCTAATAGAAAAAGCTGAAGGTATTCAGTCTAATTTACCTCCTGTGCAGGAAGGCATGATACGACTGTATCGTGGCAACAGAGAGGGAGAAGTTGGTCAAAATCCATCTTTTACTAATTCATTGGTTGGTATTGCTTTACCGTTCCAAGAAAGTTATGGCGGCAGTTTATCGTATGTGGATATACCAAAAGCAGATTTAGCCAAATACGAAAGCACTACTGCAAGTGCGCCAGGTTCAGAATTTAGTTTGCCAGCGGAACTTGCGCAGCAAGCTAAAGAAATAAAAGCAACGCCTACCAAAGAAGAGCAGATTGCTATTAATAAAGCTCGTCAAGAAGAGCAAAAAGCTGCTGCAGAAGCTGAAAAAGCTAAAAAAGAAAAAGAGGAAAAAGAGAAAGCTAAACCTACTGGTGGACCAGCTATTGGTGGACCAGCTGCACCTACTGGTGGACCATCTACGCCTAAGAAGGTAGGTCCAACAGAAGAAGAAAAGAAAGCTAAAGAAGAAGAGAAGAAGGCTAGAGAAGAAGAGAAGAAAGCCAGAGAAGAAGAAAAAGCTCAAAAAGAAGAGCAAAAAAAGAAGATAGCTGAATTAAACACAAACCCAATGAAGGTTGCCATGGAAACTGGCAATGCGGATGCGGTTGCAACAATACTATACGGCAAAGCTGTTGATGAAAATTTATTTCCAGTTATTTTCCCAGAAGAAATGCTGCTGCGTATTCCAGTCGAAACAAGTCTGGTAAAGCAGATAGAAGATCAGCTAGTTAAAAACAAGTTCCGTATTACTGACAGAGCAGTTCCAGCAACAACAGACGATCCTTCCTATGTAGGTCCTGAAAGAATTACCATATCTGCGTTATATAACCCAGAAAAAGTAAGCGTACAAGGTGGCGGTGCTGAGTTTTACAACAACCGTAAGGGGCAAATTACTGCTGCACCGTTACCAAAAGATGCCACAGAAAAACAAAAAGATGCGCTGGTAACTGAACTATTAGATCTTGCAAGCCCTAAAAAATTATTAGACATTGAATCTAATCCAAACAATACATTTGGCACATTGATGTTTAAAGAGGGCTTAGTATCTAAGATAAAGTCACCTGGAGACTATCTTTTTGAGTTAATTCAGTTGCCTACAAGAGCTGGCGGACAGTTTAATACTTACATTCCTTCTAAAGCGGGATATCGCCAAGCCATCAAATTAGTTATAGATGAAGGTAAAGAAGAGTTAGTTAGAAAATTACTAGTAGATTATGTAACGTCTTTACAAACTCTACAGTCTGTACTCAACGATCATTCTAATGTTACCCCTTTATACGATGCTTTGATGGCAAAGTATATAAAGGATCCGAATGCAGACCGAATACCTGATATATATACACCAGAAGGTGTAGATTTAAAAAATAAAATTGACGATGTAAGGCTGTATCAATTCATTCCTAAACTATTTTCTTTGTTTAGCCTTGATGAAAACTCTACTGATCAAACAAACCGAATTGTAAAGAAAGACGCAGAAACTCCGCCAGAGCTAGGTAACATTATCAGACGTGGTATGCGTGACCATCGGCAGGGTCGAGATGTAGATGTTCAAGACTTTTTACAAACATTTAAATTTTTACCAGGCGGTATTGACTTTGGTAACTGGGTTAATCAGTCAGAGCGTACAGCCCATCTAAACGCAATTTACGATGCGATGTATGACCTAGCAGACATTGCTGGTATAGCGCCAGAGATGCTAGGCTTGAATGAAAAGTTAAAACTAGCTGTAGGTGCGCAGGGGCGTGGTGGTAAAACTGCGGCTTGGTTTGTTCCTGCATACAATGAAATCAACTTAACAAAAACAAAAGGTGATGGAACATTAGGGCACGAATGGCAACATGCATTAGATTTTAATTTAAGAACATCTGCCAACGGAAAAGTCTTAATGGCTGATACCGCAGCTACTTTACAGAGAATGATCACTGTAGAAAGAGTAGAAAGTAACTTACGGTCAATCTTAACTAATACAGCAAATAGTGAAAACAACCGTAATACACCTCCCAAAAAAGCATTTTTTGATGCTATTTCAAATAGTCGGTATGGTGAAGCCCAAATTTATTCTAGTTCTTTTACTGATACACAATTTTACAAAGATGCTTTGCAATTAGATAGAAGCAGAGAAAAGCCATATTGGAGCACTGGAATAGAGCTGTTATCTAGGTCTTTTGAGTCTTTAATACATGATTTAGCAAAAGGTGGATCTCCATACCTAGTTGGACCAACAGTAGCAGATGGATATGTAACTAAAAAGAATGGATATCTTGGCACCACTTATCCAGCTGGCAAAGAGCGCCCCATAATCAATGAAGTATACCAACAGATGTTGGATCAAATTGATCCTAAGACTTTAGAGATAAAAACATACAAATTAGAAACTAAAATTATTAAGGTTGAAGATTTAGGATATGCAGTAGTTGATCAGTATTACCTTGATCGTGGTCGACTGGGTGGTTTGAATTGGTTTAAGACAGAAGAAGAAGCAAAAGAAGCTAAAGAACAACGTGACGGCACAGAAGAAATATTAACGCCACGGCTAATGCAAATTAGCAAGGTTAATCAAAGCATTATCAACATGGCACAACGTATTGATGCCATCATGGAAGAGATGGGCTTGTTCAAATGGCCCGAAATTAAAAATGGCTCAATGGCTGAGTCAATGTTCTACCACATGCGTCAAGGATGGTGGCCTAAAAACAACCGT